GGGATCGCGAGGGTGACTGTGATCGGTGAGCCGCCTCCGTTTACAACCTCCAGCATCATTCCGGCGCCACACGACATCGCATCACCGCCACCGGCAGCGGCCACGGGTGTAACCACCGCCCCCGCCCTGTTAACGACCTGCGTGGTTAGCGTTGCCATTCCTTCTCCTTTAGATGTAGTTCATGCAGTGGACTTGAACGGTCAGATGGGCGCCGCGGCTCATCCCGTCCGTAGAAGCAAGCTCTGTCAAATTCACGTTGCCGCCGAAAGAGGCGACGGTCACCGCGCCCGAGACTGTCTGGTCGGCGCGGAGGGCTAACTCGATTTCACTGGCGAGCTCGAAGGCTCGTTCAGTAGCTGCCTGTTGGTCGGTTCCTTCTCGCGCGACACTGACCAGCACGTCGAGGTCGTAGTCCTCCACGCGGGTATGCCCGATCGTCGCCCAGTCCTGGGAGCCAGTCACGTCGCCGAGCCAGATGAACTCGCGCGCGGGGTTCGGTAGCGGCGCCCCATATACAACCTGCACGTCGGAGAGTGCTGTGCGGGCAGCGAGAAGCGCCCGAAGACTTTTCTTCAGGGCGGGGATGGAGGAGGAGGCCACCTAGAAGATGCCAGCGTTGCGGCGAAACGGGGCGAGCTTCCGCCGTGCCGCAGGTGGGATCGCGAAGTTAGCTGGCATGTCTGGCTGAATGTCGGTGAGGTCTCCACCCACGGCTGCCATCGCCAGCGCCGCAACGTCCCGGCGCAGAGACGCACCGACCGTTAGCACGCAGGCGTCGCGGACAGGAATTGGGACGGTCGGGAAACCCCACGCCCCCGTAATCTCGACGTTGATGAATCCAAACCGAAAGTACCGTTGCGAGAAAGTAACCAGCCAGCCCGAGAAACGCAGAGACGTGTAAACCCCGTCCGGGTCGTTCACCGGCGAGAGGATGAAGTCAGACCCCTCGACAAGAGTTGAAGGACCCGCTTCCTCCGGGCTTAGTCGCAGGAGCGAGACAGAGCGAAGATCGAACGGGCAGAGATCGAGAGTGCGGCTGGCCGGGTTCCAGGGGAAGTTCCTGGCAGTAAGAGAAACGGTGGCGGGGGCGAACTCTCTTTCGTACTCGCGGATGATCTGGGCGGAGGCTCCCTGAATGTAGGTGGCGATCAGCGGATCCCTGTCCCGCTCGCTGTCCGACAGCTCCAACTGCTCGCGAACGTCCGCGACGGAGCAGAGATCACCGGAGGGTTCTAGGTGATCCTTGACGACAACGGCAAACTCTTCGGTGTCCTGGACGAGCCCTGCTGTGGTTACCCGCCACCAGGCGACGTACTCGCCGACAGTGTCGACATCTACGGCCTGCCAGTCGTAACGGACGGTCCCTGCGGCGGGGGAGACGGTGGCGGCGGGGCCATCGACTTTCAGTGTCGCCGAAGTCTCGAGCCGCATCCGCAGCCTGACTTGGGATGCGGAGAGGTCGAAGGGGACGCCTGCGACTTTCACCGTGTCGGTGAGGCTGGGGTCGCGGTTGTCTTTGTAGAGCGTGATCATGAGAGCACCGGCTCAGGCGGGTCGAACGACCCGCGACGGGGATGGGGTGGGTCGAAGTGGTGGGTGTTGGGCGCGCCCCTTGTTCTGATCCCACCGCCGGTGAAGACGCTGGTGGCACTGCCGTACTCCCAGTAGATCACTGCCTTGGTCGCGCGTCCGTCGAGGTCACTGATACCCCTGCCCGCTTCCCGGTAGATGAGGTTCTTCGGCCCGTTGGCGGTGTAGACGGTGAACGCGATCCCGGTCTTGGTGTAAACCTCGGACCTACTGCCCGACGCGGCAAGCGCGGAGATCGCGACACCCGTTTCCGCGGGAACATCGACATCACCACCACCACCCGTGAACGGGCTGAAGGTACGTCCTGTTTTGCTGTAAGCAGGAGCGCTGCCGCCGAGCGCGTCGAGGTCCGAAATACCTGTTCCGGTTTTGCCGTAGATGTTGCCGCTCGAAGTTGACTTGCCACCGCTGGCGTTAAGGTCAGAGATGCCCACGCCTGTTTTGCTGAACGAGTCGACGTCTGGGCCTGCCGCGGCGAACGCGCTAACACCAGCCCCGGTTTTGGCGTAGCCAGAAACATCCCCGCCGCTAGCTGTGAAAGCAGAGACGGACATACCGGTTTTAGCGAAGGAGGTTGCGTCCGGGCCGAGACCGGCGAAAGCCGAAATACCGACGCCGGTCTTGGTGAAGGCGGGCGCACTGCCGCCCCGGGCGTCAAGGTCGCTGATGCCCCGCCCGGCCTTCGTGTAAAGGCCGCCGCCAACCAGAACTTTGCCACCGCGGGCCGAGAGGCCGAGGGCGTGGGCGAACATGAGCAGCAGCCCGGTCGGAACACCGATCCCGCCAGCGGCGCCACCTGTCTTGGCGGTGATGACCTGGCCGAGAAAGCCCATGTAACCCCTGCCGGTCTTAGCCCAAATGCTGGGGGGCCTGACACCCGAGCCGGCAAACGCGCTGACCGCCATTCCTGTTTTCGCGAATGCGGTGGCGTCGGGTCCTCTGCCGACGAAATCTGAGATGGCATTGCCGGCGGACTGGCGGGGGGTGAGACCCATTCGCCCCGCACCGGCCTTGGAGAAGTTGTCAACGTCTGCCCCACCGCCGGTGAAGATGCTGACCGAGAGACCGGCCTTGGTGTAGGTCGGCACTTAGGGGCCGATGATCCCGATGCCGGTTTTGGCGGTACCGCCCGCATAGGTGCCGCCGCCGAAGTTGTCGAGGCGAATAACCCCAAGACTGCTTGTGGCGGCCTCCTGGAAGCCAATGTTTCCGGCTGTCGTGTAGGTGCTGTCGGTACCGGACAGAACCGAGGCGTATGCGCCTGCGCCCGACTTCCAGTATCCGGTCAACGTAGATCCGATAATCTCCAGACCAACCCCATCTCCAGCGGCGACGGACTGAAGGGTGTTCGAGCCGATCTGTAGATTGAATCCACCGGCCGCTATCTTGTACAAACGCCAAAGACGAAACGCGGTGCCGTCGTGGCCGACGATCAATGCGTAGCCTGTGGTGGTGCCCGAACCAATCGAATTGAGCCGAGCGAAAAGAACTATCTGCTCTGCGTTCACTGCGGGGATGTTGGGCACGGTGACGTAGGCCTCCGAATCAGGCCCGTACGTCGAGACGTTGTAATATGCATCGTTACCGTAGGCAGTAGTGTTCTTCGCCGCTTGGTTGACATCGATCTTAATGCCGGAAAGCGCCGTAAAGTCGAGAATCTTGTTCGTCCAGTTCGAGTTCGGCGGAGTGGTTCCGTCCGTGCCGGTGAAGTTTTCGAGGACGCTTGTTGTTGGGAAAGCCATCTAGGGCCTCTCATCCGATCCAGCGTCGGCGTTAGTGTTGATAGGCCGTGACACGCCGTCAATATCTGTTGCGGGACATCCTCCACTTACGCTTCCGCAAGGAACGAAGTTGTCAGCCGCCCACGGCCCGGTCGTAAGGTGAAAATCAATCGGATTGGCGTAAGTGGTTGCCGTCAGCCAGGTCGCGTCAGTGCCCGCAGCCTGCAACGTGTCTGTTCCACACGCAGAGTTCAGGGGGTTGCCGGAGAACCGGAACTGGACGTTGTACGAATATGTGGAGTTAGGGTTGCAGCCCTCGGTTCCGTTCAGCGCGAAGATGTTTCCCGCGAAAACCACCGGGAAGGAGGCGCTGCCGCAGTTCCACAAAGTCTGGTTGCAGATTTTCCCGGCGTCAGGCCCGAACGTGTTGAACGCGACTCGCATCGGCCCGGTGGGGGCGGTGTCGATACTGACTTCCGTGCTGCGTGCCGTGGTACAGGTCGTGCAGTCCGTGGCGATACCGAACCAGTTGTTTTCAAGCACGATGTTCGCCATCGACGTGCATTGGACGCACTGGATGCGAATGTCGCTGATCGAGTTGCGCCAGAACTTCGTATTGCGAATCGTCAGGCCCGCTGTGCTGAACACGTACATCCCGTTCGAGTGGACGTTCGTAGCGTCACACGGATTACAGGAACTGTCGTGGATGTTGTCCCCGTCAATAGTCAATGTCGTTGTGTTCCCGATCACATGACCCTCGGGCAAAGGGGTGTTCGGGTAGTCGGTGGCGCTGCCGATGTTCGGCCCCCAGTCGTTCCCGGTGAAAAGAAGGTTCGTGCCTGTGGCCGTGAAGCTGGCGGCGTCGACGCCCTGGATCGTGTCGTTGTCGGAAGTTCCGTTGATCTGGATTTGCGCCTTTACTGGCCCGTCGAACCGAAACGTCGAGTTGCCATCCGCGAGCCCACCAATCATCGTTCCCTTCACTTTCAGGTAGTTAACCGATTGAAGGGAAAGGCCGACGGCACCGTTGCCAGTGGAAGGGGCGTTAACGAGCACACCACCCGGCGTGGAACTGTCCGGCTGGATCGTCGCCTGCGACGTGCGACCGTTCGAGTCGGTGACCGACTGCTTGGCGTACGTCCCCGGCTCGACGCCGATGACGTCGCCGTTCTGGGCGAGGTCGTTGGCGGCGTCGAAAGTCGAGCAGGCTGCCGCGTCCGCATAGACGACTGCTGTTGAACTGCGGGCGCAGGTGCCGCCGTTTGTATCTACGAACAGGTTGGCGAGAAGCCCCCCTCCGCCGCCGCTCCCACCAGTTGTTTGGGTGTAACCAATCGCCCCACCAGCCAAAGCAACCGCCATCGCCAGCCCCGCCCAAACCCTGCGGGTCAAACGTACTTCCGTGGTGACAACGTGACCGACGCGTCAGATGTCACGCGGATGAAGTTCAGCGCCATGGCCTGGTCGAGCTCGATGTAAGTGCCGACCGTCAGCAGGTTCCCCACCGTCGCCGAAGGAACGGTCGACCCGTCCTCCGTGAACTTCACGGCGTCCGTCACAACCGAACAGCGCACATGGGTCGTCCCGGCAGGCAGGGTGAATGTCGCCCCGCCAGACTTCCCCGTCGCCGTTGAGCCCACGGTGAACGACACCGGCGCCCCGGTGATCGTTGCTACGCCCGGGTAGACATCGTTCACCTGAACCAGCGCGGTCCCCGTATCACGGGCGCGCACCGTTGCCCCCGCACCGGGGGTGGTGGTGAGGTTGTCAGCCATTGAAAAGGGCGCCGGAAGGCGCCCTTGTGGTTTGGGTCATGGTGGGTTCCTTAGCTATTCGTGGAAGCAGGTGCAGGTTGGGCAGTGGGCCGACGTTGATCCTTTGCCGTGGCGGCCAACGCGAAGCTCGAGATTCGCCAGGCGGTTATCCGAACGATCACCGTTCTTGTGGTGGACGGTCTCATAGTCGTGAAGTTCCCGCCCGAGTTTCTTCGCCATGACAAGGCGGTGCTCGAGCATGTATGTGTTACCGACCCTTACCCCGATGTAGCCATCAGACCATGAAACCCGTCCGCCCTTCCAGTTCGGATGGTCTTCTCCCGTTAGGTTTCTTCGGGGTTTGTCCGCCTTGTTTGCACAACTCCTCGAGCAGTAGAGGCCTCGATTCGGGGAACGGGACGGCGTGAACGTGAACTTCTTTCCACACTCAAGACATGAGCGTTGCTCGGGCTCGGACAAGCGCGGTCGACCCTTTGGTTTTGCGATCGTTGGATCACCGTGACGCCGCCATCGAACGTAGTGCATTCGACACCAGCCACGGGTTTGTGCCGGTCGATCGCATCCGGCGACTGAGCATTTGTTCATGCCCCCCAGTGTATCAGATTCCGTTAGTTGTTATATTGTGCTGACGGCGTGATCTTGATGATGTCGTTCGTATTGATCGTAACTGCCGTCGTGTCGTCGAAGTTGCAGGCGAAGTAGAGCTTCCCCGCCGCCCCCGCTGACGTGTCGCCGACCGCGAAGCCGTTAACGGTTCCCCAGACTGCGGTTGCTGTCGGGAACGTGACCTGCGGGTAGGTGCTGAACCTGCCGCCCGTTCCTGCAGACTGTGCCCCCCATGTTGCCGCCGCGAGTGACTGGCGGGCGAACGCACCGCCGGACGGCTCGGTGTAAGCAGAGCGTGTCTGCCCAGAGGTCCCGACCGTGGTTGCGGTGAACGTGGTGAACAGGGTGAGGTAGGTGGTCGCCTGTGTTGCGGCGCCTTTCGGAAAAATGGCCAGGACTAGATCCAAGCCTTCATCGGGCCAGATTTCGGCCATAACTAACTTCCTTTCGGTTTACGGACGGGGTTACTGACTGGAACACGAACAGGTTTTCCGCGGCCCTCGTTGCGGCAGGCGGTGCAGAGCCAGCGATCTCCGTCGCCGGGTAGAACAAGGATGGTGTGGGGCTTTTCGCAGTTACCGCAGACAAAGATTTCGTACTCGCGGCCGTCGCGGAAACTAAGCTTCCCCTTGGGATGGTTAGGCAGCAACGGGCTCCCTTGGTGAGCGCACGCGGATCTCGTTCATAGCCCCCGCGGTGCTTTCTCCGAAGTCGAGCTTGAACCCAACGCCGCTCTCGTCACGGTCGGGCCAAATCGTAAACACGCCCATGTGGCCCATGATGTTGTCGGCGTCAGCGTAGATTTGAAATCCGGCATGCCGAATCTTGCGGCAGAACTCGAGGTCTTCGTTGTGGACCTCGTGGGATGAGAACTCAAACCACGGCTCGCCGACCGCATCGAGAACATGACGCCTGACAAGCATTCCGCCCGTACCGGCCGCGTGAACTTCGAACAAGCCCCCGGCGGGAATCTCGTCATATGCGAAGGGCTCGTATCCGATGTCTGTTTGTTGTTTGAAGATCACCGGGGCGAATGGCGGGATGTGACGGACGATAAGCGGAACAACCACATCAACGTCCTTGTCGAGGAGCCGCATTAGCAGGCCGGAGTCGAAAACGTGGTCGTCGGCCTGGAACCAAACCCAGTCGCCGCTCATCTCGCGGATGATCGTGTTCAGACTCCTGGGGATCGACAATCCCGTTGCCATCGACAGACGGGTTCCCGGTGGAAGCTCGAGGCTCGCCATCGAGAACGCCGACTGGCTGTAGCGGGCCTGCTGGCCACAGGGGAGCGCCACAGTCCCAGGGGGATGGGTCAAGCGCGCTTCTCCTTCGCGGGCTCGGCCCTTGTCTCCGCACGCTTCGCCGGTGCCTTGGCTTCGTGTCCGACACGCCTTAGTTCTGCTCGCACGGATTCGGCGCGCTCCTCTTTGCCGTTCTGCTCATACCCGTGTAGCTCGTTGAGTAGGGCAGAGATATACCTGGCCTGCTGTTCGTCGTTCACTCGCACCTCCGGTTAGGTTGGAAGCCCCCCGTTGCCGAGGGGCTCCTGTACCGTCCTACTTGTTCAGGTCTTTCTTCTGCTGCTTCAGCTCGTCGACCCGCGCCTGCGCGTACTCAATCTCACGATCGAGCGCAACAGACGGATCAACTTCCTTCGCCCAGTGGGCGGGGTCCTTGATCTCCGAGTCCTGCAACCCCGGCGGACGTCCTTCCTTGTGGCGACGTGCCGCGTTCGGGTCGTAGATTTCGCCAGAGTTGAGCGAATGGCCCTTGTGCCCTGGCTCGACGGGAGGCATCTCCTTGCCGGTCTCAACTTCGCCGAGTGAGGTCACGGCGGTCAGTGAGTCTCCGGTGCTGTCCTTTTCAGTGCTGGCATTTTCAGCCATCTATTCATTCCCTTCGGTAGACCTTCTCCGATGGACGGAAGCCCCGTATAGAGGCCCCATCCACCGGAAGAAGAATCATGCTTAGAACGTCGGTGCCGTGAGCCCAGTACCCGAGATCACTGCAATCGACTTCGGCTGACGACCAGCAGCGAACGCCGAGTAGGCGAACAGCTGCAGCCTGATCGTCAATGTGCCGGAACCGATCGAGGCATGAACGCGCGCCTGGAGCGGTCCTTCCCACAGGATCGAGTCCTGCACACGAAGGACGTACACCTCATCCTGGTTCGTTGACGCACCGTCCGTCGTCCTGGTGTTGGCGTCCAGAATGACCCTGAGTCCGGCGAAGTTCTGCACGAACCCCTGGTCCTGGGTGCCTGCCGCCTGGTACAACCCGCCAAGCTGGAACAGCGGGAACGTAGACGAGAGGTTAGACGCCAGCCATGCAGCCCTTCTCGGATGCATGACGATCGTGTCGGCCGGCTGAAACCGGGTCGACGCGACCAACTGGACTGCGTTGTAGATCCCCGGCACGAACTCTGCCGCGGTCGGGGTTGCGTCCGTGTACGAAACCGTGTTCACGGAGGTAACCGCACGGATGCCGAGATGGGTACCCGACGTTCCTGCACCGTTCAGCAGGGAGGTGTCGAGCTTCATGTCGTAGTCCGCACGGAGATCGCCGAAGATGATCGCGTCGATCCCCGGCTCGGAGCGGTCGAACAACTGCTGTGACACGTCCTGCTGGCCGGCGATCGTTCTCACCGGGACAGTCAGGAGAGCCTCAACGATGTCTGTCTCCTGCACCGCTGCGTTGTCTGACGCCTGTATCGCAACTGCGGTACCAGTGGTCAGCTTTGGGATGGTGAGGTTCATCCCGGTCTGCATCAGCGGCTGGGTCGGAACAGCATCGGCGAACGGACGACCCGCGCGGGGCAGTTCGGCCCACAGGTCCCCGAGATACTGGGGCGGGACGAAGTTACCGCCGGCCGTTACGACCGTCGAAATGTCACGTCGTTCGATCGCGACCTCATGGGTGTGCCGGTTCAGCCTTTGCTGCGCCTCACCGTCACCCTTGGTCGAGTTGTAGAGGTCGAAGAAGAAAGACCTAGTACCGGCGTTTCGCCTCGTGTAGGTCTTCTCCGTCTCCTCGTCACCGACCTGCACGTACCCGGCCGGCTTCTTGTCTTCTGTCTTGTCTTCAACGCCAGCTTTCTTGATCTCGCGTCGTGCCTCCGAGATCGCCTCAAGCCGTTCCACCTGATCCGCCCACCGCTTTGCTTCGCGTTTTGCGGTACCAAATGCGCCTCTGAAGAACTCCTGCTCCTCGTCAGTATGATCTTCGGGGAGAGACTGGTATTTAGCGTCCCAGTCCTCCATTTTCACAACGGCCTCGCTATGTCGCTGGCGAGCCTCGTCGAGTTGAGTCACCACATTCATCGCTTTCCTTCCGCGTGATTTGGTACTTGCGCCTCCCGATCTCGCCCTTGCGCTCTTTCTCGATAGCGACTGCTTCCGCCATCTCATTGAGCAACTTGGCTCGGTCGTTCGGCCTCACGCGCTCCGGCTCGTCCTTACGCGACGAGTCGTCCTCCACCTTCGGTGCGAGGTTGCGCTGCTTGTCCTCATCCAGCCATTCCTGCGATGTGGACACGTCCACCGGGTCGTCCGGCGCGACTATCTTGTTAGCTGCCTCTTTCGGCAGTCGTCCTTCTGAAATCTCTGCGTTCAGCCGTGAACGCATGTGCGCGACCACACTGGTGTCAGTCTGCGGGTATGCGCCTGCGGCGCACACGGTCACGTCGTAGAGGTTGTCAACCTCGAGAATTGTTCTCGTGACGTTGTCGTTCTCGTCGGTTGCCCACTCGTCCTTGGAAACCGTGAACGCGAACGACGCCTGGTCAACGTCCCCGCGCTCCATCAGCACCTGTAAGTCCCTGGCGTAGGACGTGTCTGCGACCTTGGCCCAGAAGTGGAGTCCGATCGGGTCTTCGCGCAGTTCCAGGGTCTTGTTCTTCGTCCTGGCCAAAACGTACTTCGTGTCGTGGTTCCAGAGGGCGTGAACGTCTGGGTTGCGGTCGAGGGCGCTGGTAAACGCGCCGGGGGCGATCTTTTCCCGGAACCCACCCAAGTCAAGGGAGAGACGGTCGAAGACGGAAGCGTGGCCACGGATCGTCAGTTGCCCGGGACCGGAGCCTGACTTGCGCCATTCGACGTCCTCGAGCGGCAACACGCGGTGCTCGCGGACGGGCTTAGGACCCGACGCGGCGGTCGGTGGTGTGCTGCTCATAGGAAGTCCTCCTAAACTAGGGTCAGAAACAAGAAGGCAACAAGCGCCTCCTCTTCGAGGTCGAACTCGGCCGCCTCGAAGTCGAAGCGCTCGAGCTCTAGATCACCGAAACAGCGCATCCACAGAAGGGCGCGTCCCGATTTGGCGTACACATTGGGCGGGTGGAAGTAGTGAGACAGCTCCACCCATTGAGTGGGACCGGAGCCGACAACCGAAGATGGTGCGGCGGAGACGAACGAGGACGTGCCGAACGCGGCGAAGGCTGAGATTGCAACGCCGGTCTTGACGTACGGAGTAACAACTTTGCTGCCGAAAGCGTCGAGGTCGGAGACACCACGCCCCGTCTCGGCGAACGTGTCTGCGTCTGTTCCGGTGGCGGTGAACGGGCTTGTCGCGCGGCCGGTCTCGCTGAACGTGTCGGCGTCTGCGCCCGAGGCGTTGAGGTCGGAAACACCGGTTCCGGTCTCGGCGAAGGCGCCGACGTCTGCCCCAGAGGCGTCCAGGTCGGAGACACCGCGGCCGGTTTCGGCAATCGTCGTACCCGCCCCGGCGGTGTAGCCCATCTTGCCGAGGCCGGCCTTGATGTAGGTGTTGCCGCCGCCCGAAGTAAAGACCTTGCCGCCGCTAGCATTGAGGTCCGAGATCGCCGATCCAGTTTCGGCCGTAACAACAGCCTTCGCGCCACCACCCGTAAATGGTGAGACCGCCGCGCCCGTATCGACTTCGGTGAAAGCGTCTGAGCCAAGGGCGTTCAGATCACTGACCGAAACCCCGGTCTTCGCAAACGTGTCGGCGTCTGTGCCACTTCCGGTGAAGCTGCTAACAGCAGTACCGGTTTCCACAAACGTGTCGGCGTCTGTGCCACTTCCGGTGAAGCTGCTAACAGCAGTACCGGTTTCCACGAACGTGTCGGCGTCTGTGCCTGTGACGGTGAACGCCGCGACCGAGATTCCGGTTTCGGCGGTGGTGGTGGCGTCAGCGCCCGAGCTGTCGAGGTCGGAAACCCCGCCGCCGGTTTTCGTGTAGGTGGTGCCGCCACCCGAAGTAACAACTTTGCCGCCCGAGGCGTTGAGGTCGGAAACCGCAGTTCCGGTATCGACATCCGTAAACGCCTTTGAACCGGTTGCGGCGAAAGCCGAGACGCCAACGCCGGTGTCGGCGATGACGTAGGCGTCCGCACCCGAAGCGTCGAAGTCGGAGACACCGCGTCCCGTCTCGCTGAACGTGTCAACGTCCGCACCCGTGGCGGTGAAAGCGCTAACAGCGGCGCCTGTCTCACTAAACGTGTCAACGTCTGATCCTGCCGCGGTGAACGTGCTGACACCAGCGCCGGTTTCGGCGTAACTGGGAACATCGGCACCCGAGGCGTTGAGGTCGCTAATGCCCCGCCCGGTTTTGCTGTAAGTGGGGGCGCTGCCTCCGGAGGCGTCGAGATCGGAGATGCCCCGCCCGGTTTTGCTGTAGTTGGGGGCGCTGCCTCCGGAGG